GACAACATTACGACAGTTCAAGACCGACAGGTTGGAACTTGGGTGACTAAGAGTTACATCTACCTAACTGCGGCAGACCAAGAGCTTTGTCTACCGAAGGCAACCGGTCTAGCGTTTGAGGTTGACTCAGCTAAAGGCCCACAAGCAACATCGGCACTCGAGGTATGTGAGACAAGTAGCATCGGCAGAGCGTTAGCAAATGCTAATTACTCCGGAAACAAAAGAGCAAGCCGGGAAGAAATGGAAAAGGTTGCGAGGGATAACAGACCAAAAGCTACAGCGCAAGATTGGCTTGGGATGACCGAGGCATTAGGGAATGACATCGAGGGTTTACGATTGTTATACAGCCAAGCAAAAACTGCTGGCGCAACCGATGACACTCTCGACAAAATAAAGGCAATAGCTAATGGACTCACAAGCAAAGAGGATTCTTCTGGCCTCAATTCTTGAAACGCAAGAATGTCTAAAGGAACAGTTTGAGTTAGGCAACCTTGATTCAGTAAGTGTTATTTGGAAAGTACAAAGAGAAAGAGCAGAGAGGCTAAAGCATGGAGATTATTACACCGAGCCACATAGTGGAGGAGTTACAAAGGATAACAAAGGAGATGGACAAGGGGGCTAGTGCGCTCTATGACTCTGAATGTAAATTAGCCGATGCTGATTCGGCCTATGACAGAGCTGTCTCCCTAGCCTTCCTGAATAACTCTGGGACAGTCGCAGATAGACAAGCTGTGGCTAAATTACAAGCGATTGAGGAAAAGCTAAAGGCTGACCTTGCCCGGGCTGAGTACAACAGGATAAAGACTAAGATGAAAACCTTGTCAGACCAAGCAACCATGATGGCTGTAATGAGTAAGAATGTCGAACTCCAATGGCGACACGCCTAGCTGGTAACCTTGTCGGGTGATAGCCGAATCCTGCTCTTGTGGGGCGAAGATAAAGACTGATGATGCTCAGGCAATCAAGCTTGTCCGAGAGTGGAGGCGTAAGCACACTTGTCTAACCGACAACACCGACAACACCGACATAATCGAAGCGGTTAATGGTGGAATGGCAGACACGACAATCGCAATAGGATTTCAACCCGGAGAAATTCCAGCAAAAGAATACGACCCTTGGGATGACTAAAAAGGAGTTTGATAAATACCTACAGCGTGACTTAGGTTGTTGGCATTGCGGCTCACAAGGCGATGACCTTATTCCTCATCACCGACTGAATCGAGGTATGGGAAGCAAGAATCAAGTTGCTAATCAACCGAGTAACATAATTGCCTTATGCTCCGAGGCGAACGGATTACTAGAGTCAAACGCCGATTTTGCGGAGCTAGGTCGGAAGCTAGGGTGGAAGCTAGGAAGCTACGAGAGCCCTACGGAGGTGCCTATCTTCGGGCATGGGGGCTGGTGGCTGCTAAATAATGATTTTACAAAAGACCTGCTTGAATCCGGGCCGGGACTGAATTAGGTGCTAGGGTAAAAAAATAACTAAATAAAAAGCCCCCTAGATTTTCAAGGTCTAGGAGGCGAACACCAACAATCAGACTGTTGGCATCAAGACAATCTTAGTGCCGACTTTAAAAAAAGGAAGGCACATTATGGATAACTGGGACAATAAAACTCTTGCAGAGATTCTGCCGCACTACGCAGATAACATCTTTATGGCTGAGATGGATTACAAGGCTATGGGCCTTGATGCCGGACAATGGGCGATGCTAGTCAAGGAAGCGTTCGAGTCTAGAGTGGTCAACGCAACTGTATTAATGGTAATGCTCGATAGAGCAAGCGTGGCATGAAGGTTCAACCGGGTATTTTTAGGGGCAAGCTAGAGTTTGAAAATCAATTCACGCAGATACATAATGCGTGGGTTCGAGATTCTAAGTTGAGCTACAAAGCTAAAGGCTTACTGACCTATTTGCTTAGTCATGAAATTGGCTACACAATTACAATCGGTCAAATAATCCGAGAGAGTAACGATGGCAAACAAGCGGTTCGCTCGGCACTTGGGGAGCTAATCGAAGCTGGCTACCTAGAAACAAAGAGAACTACTGACCAAAGGGGATACAACGCCGGGCTTGCCTACTTCATAAAAGACCCCGGAAACCCAAAGTCCGAAAATCCAACTTTGGAAAATCCAACTTTGGATAATCGGACTGCTATAGAAAACAACTTAATTAAGAATAAAAAGAAAGAAGATAAAGAAACAACGAATAAGTTTGAAACCTTTTGGAATCTTTACCCCCGGAAGATTGGCAAGGCCGATGCCCTAAAGGCTTGGGGTAAAGTAACTAAGACTAAAGACCCAGAGGAGCTAATAAAACTAACTAAGGCCTACGCCGAGGGAAGGCTACCGGAAGCAACATATATTCCTTACCCGGCCTCTTGGCTTAACAAGGGACTTTATGAAAGTATTGAGATAGCAGAGGCCCAACCTTTGCCTAAATTATTTGTGGGGAGGATTAAATGACACAGTTCGAGCAATCAGTAATCGGTTCGATTCTTTTAACGAACGGAAAAGCACTTGAAGAATTAACTCTTACCCCATCAGATTTTGATGACCTACAGAATGAAAGAATTTACAAAACCCTTCTAGAAATGAAGTCGGCCCGGCAACCGATTGATGTAATTACAGTAGGTGCGGCACTTCCAAAGCTTGCTAACTATCTTCACGACATAATTACAGCGACCCCAACTGCCGCATCGGTTAAGTTCTACGCTGGCAAAGTAATCGAGGAGGCTACCCGGCGCAGGTTAGCTATCGCCGGCACAATGATTCATAGCAAGGCCCAGCACGAGGATTTAGCAACAGTCTTCGATACGGCCAGAAAAGAAATTGACAATCTAATAGACCGCAATCTTGCCATTAAACCAAGTTATGTTTCTGATGAACTCTTGCCTTACATGGATGAGATAGATAAACCAAAAGACTATCCACAGAGTCCTTGGCCATTACTTAATGAAACGATTAGCGGATTTAGACCGGGTGCGCTCTACATAATTGGAGCTAGGCCCGGAGTCGGAAAAACTATTGTTGGCCTACAGATTGCGTGGGAGCTATCGAAGCAAGGCCCTGTATCTTTCCATAGCCTCGAGATGGGTAAGAGCGAACTTTATAACCGGATTATTGCGAGCGAGGCCGAAGTCCCATTAAGTGCTATCGAAAAGGGAAAGCTTCAGGAGTGGATGTGGGAAAGGATTCTAAAGGCCCGGACTGAAATTCAATCTCACAAATTAGCTATCCACGATAAGTCCGGTCAAAACCTTTTACAGATACGAGCATCTGCGAATAGCGTGAAAGGTAACGGAAGCTTGAAGGCTATAGTCGTTGACTACCTTGGTTTGATTCAAGATACTGAGAAGGGCCGGAAGCGTTACGAAATGATTACAGACATAAGCATTGGCCTGAAGAATCTAGCTAGAGATTTGAATGTCCCGGTTATTGCGTTAGCGCAATTAAACCGAGGTCCTGAGCAACGAAAAGATTCAGAACCAGACATGGCTGACCTAAGAGATTCAGGTGGTATCGAACAAGATGCCGATGTAGTTATCCTGCTCCACCGTAAGCAAGTTGATGAGGATGAGTTTGATTGGCAAAAGAGCCAGATGATTATTAAGGTCGCTAAGAATCGGCACGGGGGACTCGGAGAAGTTGCGCTGAGGTTCGAGGGCCACCTTGCGAGAGTAGTTGGCTAAGATTATGGGATGGATGACAATGTGGCCTTATGCTGCCGATGCGGAGCGACTTGGAAAGTCAACACGCAAAAGCGGAAGCGAAAAGACCTCAAGTGCCAATCCTGCCGGATGCACAGAGCCTTGGTTATCAAGTATGGGTCCGAGAAGTGTATCCCTTGGCAGGGAGATTTTGACAAGGCTACCCTTACAATTCCAATCTTTGACGGCAAGCCGGTTCTCCCCGGCGTTAGGTCTTGTGGGCATACCGACTGCACGAATCCCAATCATGTCGTTGGTAACCACTAGAGTAAAAAAACAAAACCGAAAGGAAAAAAAGAGATGGCAATCATCAAAGTAAAGGGCAGTATCAGTCGAGTCTTCTATGAAGGCAAAGGTATCGAGGTAGTCGAGGCTTACGAAACTAAGACCGGGGACACGATTCAAAAGCGTTACACAGTTTGGCTAAAGCAGCCAACCACCCTAGAAGCTGGGGACACAGTTCAGGTTGAAGGTCTTTACTCATCAGAGATTGATAACTGGACTAACAAGGAAGGCGAAGCAAAGCAGTCAATCAAGGTAAGTATTAACAACCCCTTGGTAGTACCAGCAGAGCCTCTACAAGTAATCAAGGGAATCTTTGAGCCGACTCACTCGGAGCCAAGTCCCTTTTGAAAAATCTCCGTTGGCTAGTCCCTGCCATTACCGCCGGCATACTTCTGAACCTATCGCTTCAAGACAAAAGCGTTCTTGATGGCGTGGGGCTAGTCTTCGGTATTCTCTACCTCTGGGCTGCCATACTTGGAGCATGGAATCTTTATGGCAGAGGTAAGCTTTAATGTTACTGGCACCCCTGTAAGCCAAGGCTCACACGCAATAATGCGTGGCCGAATAGTTCAGGTCAATAGCTCTAAGCACAAGGCATGGCGGAAAGCTATAGCTGAGGAAGCGTTAGCAACATTACCTAGCGACTGGCAACCGATAGATGAGCCCTGCGAACTTATAGTCAACTTCTATTTACCTAAACCGAAGACAGTTGACCGGGAGCTACCAAGCGTGTCCCCGGACCTAGACAAGCTCATCAGAGCTGTCGGTGATTCC